CCCCACTACCGTGGTTTATGGTATGCGCACTACTGCAGCCTGTACGAATTTTTTCGGCTGCACTTATGTGCTACCATTCAAAACTTTTCGCGGTTTGTGTATGGCCCCCCTTGTCTCAAATACTTCCGGCCCTATGATTGCGGGCTTTCATGTTGGAGGTGTCGAGAATTCACCGCAGGGATGCGGTGGATTCTTAACAATTCAACAGTTGGATAAAGCAATCGCCCAATTGTCACAACATTCCAGCGTTCTTTTGTCGAAAAGTTCTGGAACTGTAGAGAAGTGCGTGTACGATGTACAATGGTATGAATCCGACAAGATTCACCCCAAAAGTCCCCTTAATTATCTTCCGGCAGGTACAAATTGTACTGTATACGGAAGTTGTATCGGACGCGCTAAATACTTTTCTGAAGTTGTGACGCTCCCTATTTCGGCGTCTGTCGCTGAGATAATGGGAGTACCTAAGCAATGGGGGCAACCAAAATTCCGATCTGAAGTATGGCGTGAGTCTTTATTGTACTCTACCTCACCTTCTATTGGAATGGAACCCCCTCTTTTGGATTTTGCTTATGCCGATTACGTTAACCAGTTGGATACAATCCTACTTGATAAACGTTGGCACTCTTTAATCCAAGAGACTAAACCACTGACGTTCATGCAAACGTTATGTGGTATTGATGGGCGGAGATTTATCGATAAGATGGTTCCAAACACTTCTGTTGGCTACCCGTTAGGTGGCCCTAAATCGAAGTATATTGAATTATTAGATCCAAATGATTTCCCCAATCAAAATTGTCCTGCAATCCTGGATTCTAAGTTCTGGGATGAATGGATGTTGCATGAAAAAGCTTACCTTGATGGTGAGCGGCGATACCCGGTCTTTAAGGCGTGTCTAAAAGACGAACCTACTCCTCTTATAAAGGATAAGGTACGTGTGTTTCAGGCATCTCCGATGGCCCTCCAGTTGGGAGTTCGCAAGTATTATCTGCCTTTAGCGCGGATTTTGTCCTTGTTTCCTCTCATTTCTGAATGTGCCGTTGGTATTAATGCTCAAAGTCCCGAATGGGACCAATTGATGCGCCATGTTGGACGTTTCGGTGATAATACCTTAGCTGGTGATTATAGTAAATATGACCTGCGCATGCCTGCGCAGCTCACCTTCACAGCTTTTCGTGTGCTAATACATATGGCACAAAGGTGTAATTACACGGAACATGATATCATTATTATGACCGGTATTGCAACGGATATTTGCTATCCGCTAATGGCTTTCAACGGTGACTTGATACAACACTATGGTTCAAACCCATCTGGGCAGAACCTAACTGTATATATAAATTGTATTGTCAATTCATTGCTGTTTCGCTGTGGCGCAAAGTATATCCTACAAAATCGATGTCACAAATTTTCCGACATTTGCTCTCTGATCACGTATGGGGACGATGCTGATAGCACCGTCCATCCACTGTATCCGGAGTTTAATCATCTCTCGTACGCCAAGTTTCTTGGCGAGCGGGATATGCCTTTCACTCCCCCTGATAAGACAGCAACCCCCGAAAAATATATGTCGCGCCAAGAGTCACATTTTCTCAAGAGAGAATCTAAGTTACTAGGCGATACGAATATTTTCGTGGGCGCCCTTGAAGAGGCATCGATTTTTAAGAGTTTACATTGTGTTCTCAAATCAAAAGCAGTAACTACTATGGAACAGTCGATTTATAATATTGGCGGCGCTGCCAGGGAATTCTTTTTCCATGGCCCAGAGGTCTATGAGACTCGCCGCCAACAATTGATTGCAGTTGCTGAAAAACACAATCTTCTTCCTCTCGTACCGGATTTACAACTAACTTTTGATGAACGTCTGACACGATGGAAGGAGCAATATGTTCCTAGCCCGGAATGCTTGTAAAAAACTTGTCCTATGACCGGCTGGAGTCCGGTATGTATAAAACCTCCAATGTATTATTGGTTACCTATATTTTGTTGATTTTATATTGTTGTATATATTATATTTGCTTGATACATTAGACATCGTCCCCGTGCGATACCCCTATTCAGGGGAGTACATAGTCTGTACAAAAAA